CCGCAAGGACTTCGAGTGGTTCCCTGCCTTCCTGTTCAGTATGAGCGAAGGGCGCGGCAAAGAACGTATGGAGTCTGGCGCGAACAAGGAACGTCTGAACCTGTCCACATGGTCGTCGTTTGCTTTGATGTCATCCAACCGCAACGCCGTTGACTACTTGATGGGCGCTCGCTTGCACTCATCCGAGGGTGAGATTCGTCGTTTGCTGGAGATGTTGATCGACGAGAAGCTGCAATGGGCACCTGACGAGATTGAGGTCATCAAATCCTTGCAGGAGAACTACGGCGTAGCTGGCCAAGTGTTGGTGCAGTATTTGGTGGACAACAAAGAGTACGTACGCAACGTAGTCAACGAGACCGTGCGTCAGATGTACACCGTCTACGATGCGCCCAACGATGAGCGCTTTTGGATGGCAGGCATCGGCATCTGTATCAGCGCAGGCATCTTGTTCAACGAGAAGCACGCTGGTATTGCTGACATCCCCATGAACGAGATCATCGAGGTCTTCCGTGGCGTGTTGACAACCATGCGTCTGAGCATCAAGGACAACAAGCGCGATGCTGACGACTTACTGAACTCTTACATCCAAGAGCATCAAGGCAAGTTTGTTGTGGTCAAGTACGGCGAGAAGGGTGGCGTGCTGGCAACGTTCCACGACGGGGCTATTGTGGGCAAGAACACCACACGTGCCGAAGTCATGGGCCGCGTTGAGCACGGCGTCACGGCTGGTTGTGTTGACTTCTACATCGAAGAACGCTTGCTACGCGCACACTGCTCGCACGCCAGCTTTAGCTACAACACCTTCAAGACAGAGATACAAGACGCTCACCACGTCACGTACATCCAGAAGAAGGACATGATGGCCAAGACTGACGGACCGCCTATGCGTGTGTCTGTCATGAAGATCACCAAGCGCATGAGTGATGATGTCCTCGAACAAGTACAGCAAGCTGTTCCCTTGGCCGTCAATTAAGGTGGGGCAGGGGTTTTTCATCCCCTGCCTCAATACCGCCGAGGTCCGTAAGTTTGGTTTAAGCCAAGCTTTACAGCAGCGTGTGTTCCAAGCCAAAGCGCGTGTTGCCGTGCGCGATGGCCTTATTGGCGTGTGGTTTTATCGCTGAACGCAAGAAACTTTGTAGCCAGACGCATCTTGAGTTTGTCTAGCTTCTCAAGCTCTGCGTCTTTTTGCTCTGTCGTCAACGTTGGGCTGGCCTTGACCATGCGCTCATACTTGGCGATTTCGCCGAGTTGCTTTTGCACACTGCCTGACACAGACATGGCAGCCAAGTCGTTGGCGTAGTTCTGCGCAAACTCTTTGGCTTCTGCGCGGCGGCCTTCTTCCACCAGCTTGTTGTACGTGCCTTTGATCTGGCGAATCTCCATCATGCGATCGTAAGATTCATCTAAGGTTCCGCGACCTTCAACGGGCTGGAACAGACCGCCGATCAACGGCAGCTTGCTTGGCTTGGTTGTTGGTTGCGCAATGTCACGCGCATCTGAGGCCAGTAGCGGGTTAGCAAGCTGCACAAGGGCGATACCCAGACCGCCGGTGTATCCACGCACCAAATAGTCGAGCATGATCGGGCTGACGCCAGCCTTACCTGTTACTGCACCAATCAGCTTGGACAGCTCAGTGGTGTTTTCGCGGTAGCGGTCTGTCGCCAACATTTCTTTCTCGCGTGCAGATTCAATGTCGCCGCCGTAGAAAGATTTGCCCAGCACCGCTTCAACAGCGGGTTTGATGGCTTGCGGTACAGGGTTGGGGACAGTCTGCATGAACACGCTGCCAAGACCTTTTGCAGCCTTGCTTGCTTTGTCGTCTTGCATAGCAGAGTTCCACACCGCCTCTGGCAAAGCCTTGAACAAGAAACCCATTTCAAACGGGATTGGTACACGCACTGGCTCAGACACGCCGGGCACATACACGAACCAGTTGGCATAGCGCTCTTCTGGTTTGGCGCGTTTGTACGCTTCGTCGTCCTCCATCATGGCAGCGTAGGCAATAGTGCCTGCGGCCAACATCATCCCGCGCTGAACCATCTTGGCGCGAATCTTCGTTTGTTCGCTGAAAGGCATGTCACCCTTGAAGGCGCGGTAAATTACGTCCAAACCTTGCACCTGCGCGTTGAAGAAGGGGATCATTACCGACAAGGCGTGCATACTTGGTGACACACCGCGACGGCTAAAGTTCATGGACTCAAGTGTGCGCAGCAGAGCTTCTTGCTCGGTCATGCCTTTGGCCAGCGAATCTTTGTAGACCACGGCGCGGGTAGCGGCATCACCTTGCAAGGCGAACGCATCTAGGCGACCGATTGCTTTTTCCCACATCGACTTACCCGCTGCAATGTCTTGCAGGAATTTACCCATGTCGGCTTCGTCGCCGCTGTAGACGTTGCTGCTAATAGCACCAGACTCCATGAGCTTGCGCTCGGCATCGCTGCGACCTGCGACCATACTAGCCAACTCTTTCATAGACGAGAGAATCGGCGCAGCGTCTGTGCCGGTGGTCAACCATGCGTTCAACGGGTCACGAATGATCTGACGCAAGGCGTAGGTAGGCATACGCACAACGAAGTTGCGCAGCAGTTGCGACGGGATACCCAACGCTTTAACCACCGCTGGCATCGAAGTTTTGATACCCTCCATACCTTTGACGATCAGATCGGCAGGAATACCGTAAGCATCGGTGTCAATCAGCGCGTAGTAAGGTTCGCCGTGCTTGAAGAAACGAACAACGTTTTCGCCTTTTGGTCCCATGCCGGATGACACGCGGCTGGCAATACCCAGCTTCTGTAACATGAAGCTCGTCTCTTTAACGGCTTGGTTGCGCAACCCCATGCCGGTCAGCATGAAGGTGTTTTGCGCAGCGCTGGTGAAGATTGGCATGATCTCAGTGTTGCCGCCAACTAGCTGTTGCAGTTGTGGCTGGTCCTTGATGTTGGCGATGCGTACTGGTGACTTTTCTTTGTCGATCACCAACTGGACTTCACCGTCACCGTTCACACGGTAGAAAGGTACATAGCTGATTGCTTTGAGTTCGTCAGCCTTACCCTTGGACAAAGCGCCAGTATCGACCAAGAAGTCGAGTAAGCCAGCGTTGTATTTTTGATACATCTTGGCAGCGTCCTCAAACGCTTCTTTGGCCTTGGAGTTTGCGTTGACGACTGCCATCATCTTCTCGTACTTGGCTTTGGCGTCGTTCGGATTTGTGTAGTTCAGTTTGTCCCAACCAACTTGGTTGGCACGCTTGCCAGCCAGATACAAGGTGAACATATCTTCTTGCTCGGTATCGTTCCCGATGCCTGCTTCACCCACACGTTTGGCCACGTCCATCATGGACACGCCTTTGTTGCTCTGGTACACAGTCTCGACACCGCCATCCTTTTTGGTGTGCACAGCGCGTACTGGGCCGTTGGTCAAGAACTGACCAGCAAACTGGCTACGCTGTTGGCCAAAGCGCAACAGGTAGTTGGCGTTGACGGCTTCGAGCGAGGAGATAACGCCTTTAGCCAGACCTTTCTTGGCGGCAGCTTCAATAGCGGCGTATTGGTCAACGAACTGCACACGACCGGCCAAGCCCATCATGTTGCCAAGCATCGTGTCCACCACGCCAGCAGGGCGGCCAATACCGTACTCGCTGGGTTCTGAACGGCGACGGAAAGCCACACCGCCATCGGCGGCTTTGTACGGACCAATCTGCTTGCTTTCAAAAGCCTTACGCGATTGCTTGAGCATGTAGAACACGTCCGATGTGGACAGCTCGGCCAAATTTTTCAAACCCATGTCACGCAAACCTGCGCGAACCATACCTACCAGCTCTTTCAACCAACGTCCGGCTTTTTCTCGGAACGACTCAGTGATGCGTGCTTCGGATGTGTGCGCGATGATTTCTCGCAAGGCTTGCAGCTTCTGTACCTCTTCGCTTCGGCCAATGTCGGCGTTGGCTCGTACAGTATTCATGACTTCGGCCACCAACTTCTTGCCACCCAAACGCTCGGCCAGCTCGATCACGTCTGTCTTCTTGGCAAAAGCATTGAGGCGATCAAGACCGATGACAGTGTCGATACCGTAGTGTCCGATCAGCTCGTGGGCAATCGTTTCTTCCAAGTCTTTCACGTCGGCGTGTTGGTCGCCAACAACGAGCACAGTACCGTCAGGGAACACAGCGCCTTGCACCATGCCTTCGTTGGGGTCAACGCCTTCTTTAGCCATTAGGTTGAGCAAACGAACAGGAATATTTCCTGTCGTTGGGGCGTAGACAAACTTTACGTTGTCAGGCAGTTTCAAACCGTCAATTACTTTTTGTGCCTCGGCAGCATCGACCACCTGCTCGGTGCCGTCCTCACGCAGACGGTAAGCCGTACCGCTTTTCTCGGCAGCAATAGCGTCTTTGAAGTCCTTGAGCGTGCTGCGCAAGCTGCGCTCGTTCTCGGCTTCGCCCTCGGCGCGGCTTTCAGGGGAGGCACTACGCAAGCGCGACGGTGCACCTGTTTGTTTGCGTGTGACTTGGCCTGTGCGCTTGGTGGGCAGTGTCTGCTTGCTCTGCGACAAAGCTTCGCGCACGATTTCGGTTTGCTCTTTCAGTGTCGCTTTGTACTCTGGTGTCTTCTTACCGATCTCAAGCGCCTTGGCTTCCAAGTCCTTGGACATCTGAATGCGAAACGCTGTAACAGCAGGGTCGTTCTTGCCGTACTTTTCTTCCAAAGCACGAACGCGTTTCATCAAGCCTTCGCCAAACTTGTCGTACTCGGCTTCCTCCATGCCCAACTCCATCGCCAACTGACGCATCTTTGTGGAGTTCTCGGCTTCGTAGCGCACGTCACCACGGGCAATACGTGCAGCGGTTGCAGCAGCGCGTGTCTTGGCTTTGGGTCCCTTGGCTGCCTCAGTTGCTTCGGCTTTCTTGCGCTCAGCGATAACGCTAGGCTTTTCAGCTGGCGTTGTTTTGTACATGCTGTCCCACAGGGCTTTGACCTGATCGCGGATTGGCAACACTTTGCCTTCCACCAACTTGTACTTGTTCTCGATAGCAGTAAGACGGCGTTCAGCTTGGTAGCGTTCGGCTGCATCCATCTGGCGGCCTTCGGCGGGGGCTTCACCTTTACCGAGCTGTGCTTGCAGCTTGGCCGTTTTTTCGCCCATAGTCGGCTTGGCAATGCCTGACTCAAGCTGCGCTTTCAATGCTTCGTGTTCTGCGGCAAGGGCCACAAGCTGTTCGTACAAAGATTGCTTGGCGTTACCTTGCTTGGTCGTGACTTTCTTTTGCAAGGCTTCGACATCTTGCAAAATGTTTTCGTACTCGACAGCAGAAGGACCGCCTTGGTCAAAGATGCTCTGTAAGTTTTTGTCAGGGTACGTACCGTTTTTAAACAGCGCTTGCTGTTTTGGGTTGTACATCTTGCTGAACAAATCTACACGCTCGCGTGTCTGACCTTCGAGGTTTAGTTTGCTGTCAAGGATTTTGACAAGGCGTTCACGGTCGGTACTAGCTTGGTCGAGTGCTTGGCGCAAAGTTGTGCGGTCTGCGTGTGCGGCAATATCATTGAGCACTTTGCTGTCGCCGTTAGCAATCGCTGTCTGCAACACGTTGGCTGGGTCGAACAAGTCGATGATCGCAGGCTTGAATGTCGGACGACCGATGTTCTCTTGCGCACGTGTGGACGTATCCTGTGCCTGATTGACTGCGTCAATGGCTTGGTACAGAGCGTTGGTATCTTTTGTGCCGCTAGTTTGCAGCACGTTGTCCAGCTGCTGTTGCGCAGTGTTGACCTGCTTTTGTGCGGATTGCACATCGGCTAGCTGTTTAGGTGCGATCTCTTTGACTGGCTCAGGCTTTGCTTCGGTAGGTGCCGTGTATTGCAAACCTTCTTGTTTCGGTTGAGCAGGCTCTTCCAGTGGCAACCCAAGTGTTTCGCCTTTTGGTGTAGCGCCTTTCTGTGCAACTTCCAAACGGCTCTGTAAATCTTGGATGGTGCCTGCGTGTTTCTTAGCTGCCTTGATGTCACCAATAGCCATTGCATCCAGACGTTTCTTCTCGGACGCAGCCAGCGCTTTGTTGATCTCGTCAACAGGCATAGTCGAACCGCCCATGCGTTCAATCGCAGGGGCCAAGTCGTTCATGTGCGCTTCGACTTCTTCCATTTGCTTTTCCAACTTCTGTTGGGTAGCAATGTCAGCGCCTTGTGTGTACTGCTCTTGAAGCTTGGCCAACTGCCCTTTCAACTGCTGATAGCTGTCGGTCAGGTTCAGTACGTTTGCCATCTGGTACGGCGCTGCGTCTGGGACGTCGCTTGGCAGTGCTTGCGAAGCTGTTGGTTGCTGCGCAGTCTGTGCTTCTAGTTCAGCAAGACGGCGATCTGGGGCTGTCTTAGCTGCTTCCTCGGCCTGTGCTGCCGCCTCGGCAGCTTTGCGTGCTTGCTCGGCTTTTAGCTCTTGGTCTTTGGCCTGTTCTTGGCCACGTTCAACAAAACGACCAGCAGGAGCAAGCGTGCCGCCAAGGACAGCGCCGCCAAGGAAGTTGTCCCAATACTCCTTACGAGCTTCGGAATCGGTCAAAGACAGACCGGCCTGCAAACGCTCAAACACCTGTTGACCGGCTTCGGTCAAACCTTCGATGCTCATTGTCTTGCCGGTGGCTTTTGCGTAGTCCGCAGCGATGTTCTTGATGCCTTGCTGGGCAGCAGCCTGCGCGGTTTCTTCCGATACTTTGCGGCCACCAGCAGCCAAGATGTTGCGCACACCGGGAATCATCTTCAAGGAGACAACGTCCAATGCCGCTTGCGGGATGGCTGCCAACGCAGCAGCGCCTAAGTCTGTTTCGGCAAGTGTCTTGCCTTCGTCCATTTGGCGCGACAAGTTCGAGCCTGTGAACTGTGCGGCAGAAGTAAGTCCGGTAGCACCGGCGGTCAAAGCTGCACCGGCAAGTCCAGTGACGGGGGCGGCAGCTGCGGCAGCGCCAGCGGCCAACGGGGCTGCCATATAAGGCAACGAGCCACCGGCCAGTTCTTTGAGTTTGGTGAGGGGGGCTTCAGTCCAACCTTCTTCGGTTGGCTTAAAGATTTTTTGGGCTTCGGCTTCTTTCTCTGCTTTGTACTTCTCAGCAGCAGACAAATCCATCAAGCCAGCACGTCCGGCCAACGCGGCAACGTCACCTTTCAGGTTCTCGAAACCGGCTTTGAGCGCGGGAGTAAAACCGGACTCAGGCGCTTTGGTGGTTGACACACCCCCAAACGCTTCTGGATACGCCGCATAAGCGGCACGCATCGCGGTTGCATAATCCTCGCCTTCCTTTGCAGGAAACAAGGAGCCGTCTGGGAGCTTTACAAAGTTGGCCATTACTGTCCGTTGAATTTTTACCCCGCCGCGTGAAGCGGGTTTTCAAACACGCAGGACAGATTATGCCTAATTTGGGCGTGCTCGTACAGCTGTACTAGGCACTGCTGTGTTGGGGAGGTTGATGAACTGACCGCCGCCAGAACCGCCCATGCCTGCGCGATACACGTCAAACGTTGGGTACTTGCGCATGAAGTCTTCGCCCTTCATTTGGTCCGAAGCATTTTTTGTGTACTCAGCGTACAAGCGCGGAATTTTGTCTTCCTGCGTTTTGCGTTCCAGACCTGTGAGCAAGGGGCTGCCTTCCTTGGCAGAACCAAGGCGCTCCAACAACGCGACTTGCGCATCGACACCGGCACGAGCACCAGCGCCTGCGGCAGCGATCTGACCTTGGGTCTGTACTTGCTGTTGCATCAAAGACGCCATACCTTGAGCATAACGGTCGTCACGGCGTGCTTGTGCATCGTAGTACGACTTGAGTGCTTCTTTCTTGCCAGAGGCTTGGTACTTGGCCAACTCCATTTCCATCTTGGAGTTTTCTTGCGTCGCTTTGCGGAAGTCTTTGAGCGCCTCTTTGTACGTGCCTGCTCCCACAGAGAAACCTTTGGCAATGTTTTGCAAAGCGTTGGGGCCAGACTCTGCCGCAGCAGCCAAGCCGCCTTGGATGAGCGACATGTAGAAGTCTTGCTCTTTGTCAGACTTCAAGCGTGCAGCTTCCTTGTCAATACTGGCTTGCACTTTTTCAACCAAAGGTTTGTCAATGGTCTCGAACTCTTTAAGCAAACCTTCTTTGGTAGGAGCGTTTTTGTAAACGACATCTTCCAAGTCTTTTTTGTACGAACTCAGAGAGGGCAACCCAGCGCCGGGTGCTGTGGGTGGGGCGGCAGGTGTGTCGCCTTTATCGCCAAGCAGTTTGTCCACGCCACCGGCAACCTGCTCTTTACTGACTGCGGGTGTTGTGCTCTGTGGGATGGTCTGCTGGGTTGCTGGTTTGGTAGCGGTGGGCGGTAAAACACCGGAAGGGTTGAATGGAATACCTTTGGCAGCAGCTTCTGCGCCAGCCGCACGTTGTTGCTCTTTAAGCGCTTGTGTGTTCAACAGGCGTGCTTTTTCTGTGTCGGTCAAACCGTACCCGCGCATCTTACGGGCCTGTAGGTCAGCAGACATGATGGGATCGAAAGCATTTGTTTCGGACGCAGCTTTTGGAGGAACGCTGCCCATCGACCCGGGAGGAAGCAGATTAAACATCTGGTCCTCTTGCACGTAGCCTCGGTTTTGGAAACGTGGTACCTCGCCACCTGCTTCAAACGCAACGATGCCGCCGCCTGCCATGCCTTGCATATTTTGGGCGGGGAGCTGAGCGATGCCAACATCTTCTGGCAGCATCTGTGGTGCTGGCTGCATTTCTTGCAGGTCTTGGTCAACCACTTTAGGGGCTTCTTGACCAGCGCCTTTTGCTTGCTCTGCGGCACGCAGATGCTTGCGGTTCTGGCTTTCTTGGAAGGCCAGAGGGAAGATGAACGGGTCGCTCTTGTGCATGGCGGCATACTGCGCCAACTGCGCGTCGGGCATCGAGCGCAGGGTTGCCATAATGTTTTGTGGTGCTACAGCCATGATTCTTCCTTAGCGCATTTTTGACAATGCCAACTCGGCCAGACCTGCTGGACGATCATCTTTCTTCTCTTTGATCTTACCGCCTTTGGCTTTACCCAAACCGTAAGCGCCTGCGGCAGCGGTGCCCAAACCAGCCACTTGAGACAGCATTGATGGGTTCGAGTAAACCTGCTGCGTAGAAGACGCCAACGGTGTACCGGCCAGCATGTTTTGCATGAAGCTCAGTTGCGTGTAAGGGTTTTGCTTCTGTGTCAGATAGTCTTGGTACTGCTGGTTCAGCACGTTTTGTTGCTGTTGCTGCTGTTGTGTACCTAATTGGTTCTGCAAGCTGATATTGCCTGTCTGCTGAGCGTACTGGTTCTGGCCCAACTGACCCAAAGTACTAGCGCCCTGCAAAGCGGCATTGATTCCTTGCAGACCGTAGTTAGCGCTGAATTGACGCGACGCTTCCGCTGCTTGATCGGCGGACAACCCGTACTGCGCTTGCAGTTGTGCAGCTGTCATGTTTTGGCCGTAACCGTACTGACGTGACTGTTCTGCTGCTTGCTGTGCTTGCAGTCGTGCAGCTTGGTTGAGTTGTTGTGCTTGCAGGTTTTGCCCAGCGCCAAGGCTTTGAACGCCCAGAAGAGCGTTGAGGTTTTGTTGGCCGGTGGTAAGACCTGCCTGCTGGTTGGCTTGTTGTGCTTGCAAACGTGCTTGCTGTTCTGCGTTGAACTGCTGTTGCGCTTGCTGGTAAGCAGCTTGCTGGCCGGTTGCTTGGATGTCACCTAGTTGGGTACCCAAGTTACGCTGACGTTCAGCTTCCACCAAAGCAGCGCGAGAACCACCAAACGCACCCTGACCGACAGCACGCGCAGCATTTTGTTGACCTTGAATGTCGGAGGCACGACGTGCTTCGCGTTGCTGAACATCAACAACGTTTTGCATGTAGGGCGACATATAGCTGTCGGCAGAGCCGGGGCGTGCAAAGCTGTCTGTGCTGACCTGCTGTGCTGGACCCATTTGGAAATTCTGCAAGCGTTGTGCACGCACATCAGGCGTACCAAACTGAGCCGCCTGATACTGTCCCGGTGCTTGGTACTGGTTTGCAAACTGAGCTGGGTTGTACGCAGCGCTGAGTGCGTTGATGCCTGCTTGTCCGGCTAGGTTGGAAGCCTGTGTTGTTTGGCCCATCACACCTAAATTACCTGCTGCACCGAACGCTTGGTTCTGCATACCAGTAAAGTCGGCTGTGCGTTGGCCGGGGTATGCCTGATATGGCTGGCTGGTCAAAGCTTCTGCCTTGCCCAGCATGTTTTCTACGTAAGGCGCAGCAAACTTTGAAATCGCATTTTCTTGCGTTACTGTTTGATTGGCGGCCCCACCACCGCCACCGCCACCACCGAATAGACCGCTCATAGTTTTATCTCCATCAAAGTGGCTTTTTCGGTAAGCCCAACCCGTTTGTACAACCTTGCTGCGGAATCACGCGCAAGGACTTGAATCTGTGTTGCACCCATTTGCTTGGCAATGTCTTTGACTTGGTCAAAGGCTGCTTGGCTGGCCAAACCGGCACCTGCGGCTGACACAATCAAAGCTGTCCGCTCTGTTGGTGTGTTGCTAAAAGACAAAACGTACGCGCCTTTTATGCCGTCGTCAACAGCAACCAACAAAGTCCACATACCTGTTGTAAGGTAAGCGCAAGCATGGTCAACATTGCAACTATCCGTGAACGCCAAACCGCTTTCGATGTGCGAACGCACCGCAGGCAAAACCTGCGGTACTAGGTCTGGGTGCACGTGCTGAATAATCATGCAGGCATCGCCTTAGCTGGGTTGACCTCGGGGGCTTGCTTCTTTTTGCCTGTGCGTTGAGTGCGGATACGGTCCATCATTTTGTAGAGCTGTCTTGCGCCAGCATCCGTGGAGCCGTTACCAAGATGAGAAACAACATCAGCAGGAACCACAAACTCGCCATCAGCCAACCGGGCTGGTTGTTTCGCGCCAATCGACGCAGGGATATTGTCGGACATACCATCGCCGGGGCCTTTCAATAAACGACCGCCATCAGAGTAGCTGCCAAGTGAAGAAATACCACCGCCAGCAGCAAAATTCATTTCGCCGGTCAGCTGGTTCACGCCAGTATCGGCGGAGTCAACCACAACGTTGCGCGACACAGGTGTTTGCCAAGGTGTTGCATAAGCGCCTTGATTGACGTCTGCCATTGGGTAGCCTGTGTTGGCTCCAACAGAATTGGCGTTTGACATTTGCTCGACAGGCATACCGCCGGAGGCAAAGGACATCAGGCCGCCACTGGCTGCTTTATAAGGCTCAAGCGCTGTGTATTCTGGTTGGAACCACATGCGTTCGCTGGTGTCTTGGCCCGGTGTGTACGTAGCGCCAAGCATATTTTTTGGCTTTTGCTGGTTGTACGAATATTCGTACGGGCGAATCATGGCGTCTGACTTTTGAGGGGTCTGCATGTCTGGCTGCATTGCATCGACCACTGCTGGCGCTGCGGCCATAGCAATGTTTTTACCACCCACAGCAGCGAGACCAGCGCTTGGATTGGCGGCTACCATACTGGCTCCGTCGGCCACATTTGTACCCATCGAGTTCCCTGCGAAACCGCTACCTGCCTCACCTAACCCCGCAACACCTTCAAGCGCACCTGCGCCACCATACGCCCCTAAACCGGCCATAAGACCCTTACCTAGATCGCCTGTGCGTGCAGTTTCAATACCGCCAATACCGAGACCGGCCATCATGGGGGTGATGGTGCCACCAGACAAATACACAGCGCCAGCACCAATGATCGCGGGGAGCAGTTTATCCAAAAAGCCTGCTTCTGCCAGACCTGTTTCTGGGTTGATTGTCAAGGAGCCACCATGTGCCTTTGCCAAGGCTTGAAGACCTGCGATCTCACCCTTTGACATGTGGATAAGCTCTGTGTCTGGACCTCGGCCATGCGCGGCCATGTGTTTAGCTACGTTGTGCAAGCTCATAAAAGCCTCGTAAATTGGGGGTTGGTGAAGTCTATCATGCTGGTAACGAAGACACAAACGAAACTGTGGCTATGACTGAAGGGACAGCCGGTCGAATTGGAGTGGTCTGGGTACCAATGTATTCGATAAAAAGTGCAGAGTTTTCAGCTCTCCAGCGAATTTCTACATAGTCGTTGGCTTGAAGTTCAATGAACCAGTTCCAAGCAGCAATGGCATGACCATTAACAGACCCATGTTTTTTCGGCACTGTCAGCTGTGTATTGCTGTCAGCCACATCCACCTCATTAACCGACAACCAAACGTCCGCGTCATATTCCGAAGCATCGGTGTTGGCAAATTGAGCACTGAACTGCACGTTGTAAACGCCAGCATTGGCAACTGTGATCTTTGAATCCGTCACACCAGAGATTGTCGTGCTGCTGACAGTCTGCGATGGTGAAACCGAGTAAGTGCCTTGGTATCCCCAAGGGCGGAACGTGTAAGTACCAGATGCCTGCACTGTAAAGTTAGCGCTTAGGGTTACTTCGTTTGTGCCTGTATCAACGTATACCACGCGAGTGTTTGCAGGAACACCTGTGCCAGACACAAATTGCCGCGCCTCAATATTTGCCACACTACTCAAAACAAACTTGGCTTGCCCGGACGTACCACCGCTTACAAACGTAGGGGTAGCAACATCATTGGCCGTAGAAGAGAGCTGCAAATAGATATATGTGCCAGCCGTAACACCAGTGCCTGACAAAATCATGCCGGGGTAAAAACGACCAGATGTGATACCCGTGCAAGTCAGCGTGGTCGTTGCAATAGAAGCCGTAGAAACTACGTTGCGTGACTCAATAGTTACACCGTTGCTATACGAAGTCTCGTTCAAGCGCATCGCATACGGGATGGTGGTTGACCCGTCGTGCTGGCTTGTAGTATCAAAAAACGCACCGTACGGTGTGTTAAGGAACCGAGAGCCTTGTGGTCCGAGCACCGTAGAGCTTAGGTTGTCGAGCTGGTTGAAATACAAACGCATCGCGTTTGTCAACTGCTCAAGGTATTGTTGGCTGTACTCTGTCGTCGGCAAAGGCAGCAGTGGTGCCTTTGTCGGGTTGAGGTTTTGCTTTGTGTTCAGCGTAGCCATTAGCGTCGTCCATCTGGGCGCACGTCAAGACGCGGAGCACCGAGCTGCCAAGCAACACCAAGGTCAGAAGACCCGACACGGAACGCCATCTGGCGGCCACGCACTCGAACGTAGACATACTGCGTGAACTGCTGCACGTTGTACGTGCGCTGGTTGGCATAGTTGTTGCCGCTGACAACGTCAGGGCTATCCGATGTGCCGTAGTTCGTACCGGGGTTCTGGCGTGGGCGCACGGTAAACGTCACGGTCGGCTGCGCTGAATCGGAACCATCGAAGGTCAAGTCCGGGATGATGCGCGTCACCATACCAAAGTTGTGGCCGTCACCAATGTCAAAGTCAGAAGACTGCACATACGCTTCGATCGGGCTAGGTGGTGTTGTGGTTCCGTCGTCATTACCGGTTTCATGATAAAGCAACTGACCGTTATACCCGGCGGCCATAGGCTCTTCACGCAGTGGGCTATCCAGCCAGTAGGTACGTGCCATCGTGCCGTAATACCAAGTGCGTTCAAGGTAGTTGAACACCACGTACTTATCGACTGTGTTGGAGTTGGCGGAGCAGTAGAACCACCACACCTCGTTGTAGCCCTCGTTTGTACCCGAGAAGAATTGGTACGACTGGAGCATGTTGATGTCGTCGTATACGTACTGGCGCAACGCGCAAGGCAGTGTCTCCACGCGACCCGAGTACATATAGAACTTGTCCGCGCCCATCCAGTAGGTGACGTTGTTTGCTACCGACACAACGTTTGGTCCAGCGATTGAAATGTTGTCGCCCATGATCTGGAAACCCCAGACGTAGGGTGGGCCAAGGTACTGCATAGAGTACACGGCGGCATCGGTAAAGACCAAAATCTCTTGGCGTGTTTGCTGCGCGGCCACAATCTCTGAACCACGGCTTAGACGGTAGTCACCAGCTTGATTGGTAGCCGCAGGGGTCCACGTGTAGTACTCTTCCTGCTGAGACCAGCGGACGAGCAACGGGTCTTGCGTGGTTGGAAACAGTACGCCGGATGGGTCATTTGTACCCATAGCAATCACAAAACGTGAGGAGTCCGACACTAAGACCAAGTTTGTCACCGATGGCGTAGTGCTGTCCATGACAGCGCCGTTTACTGTCGTGCCAGCTTCCATGATGACGCCACGGTCAAAAATGTTTGGGTTTGCGGTCACAGCCCAGTAGTACATCGCACCACCGCGTGGGGCAAAGATCAAGTCTTCGCCGTAGTTCGACTGACTCCATAGACGCAGTTGTTGACCGACTCCGCCAGTAGACGCTGCCTGACCCCAGCCAGTGCTTGTACCGCCTTCGTTAAAGCCGCCCCAACCGCCAGAACCCCAACCTGTAGCCACTGTGTAAATGTCAAGGCCGGTTGTGATTTGGTAGGTGAACGTGGCAGCGCCAGTAGTGCCGCTAGATGTGGCAGGAGACCCTACTGTGATCGTGTACGTATTTGCTGTTACGTAAGTGATCTGAAACTCTTTGTTCAGCGCAGACGCTGGAATACCGTTGACAGCACCGCCAACGCCAGAAATGGTAACGAAGTCGCCTGTTTGACCACCATACCCAGCATCGTTAACAGTCACAGTTGTGGAGCCGTTTACCGTGGTGAACGCATTGGATGCGACCGTGCTGGTGTCTCGAATAGGTGTCACGTCGTAGAACTGACCCCCATTACCGTTTTGGATGTAGAACTTGAGGTTGGTACCCAAGGACAATAGGTTGTTACCTGTCAGTGAGTTCCAATTCCACATGGAACGGCAAACACCCCAATACGCACCAGCTGGTGGTTGCAGCGTAGCTTCCGCTGTGCCTGTGTCTTTAACCCAACCACCTAGCTTCTCAGGGTAGCCAGAGCGAAAGCGAATCTTGTCGCACTCAAACCAACCGCCTTCGTTGGCGAGGGTAGTGCCTTCACGGTTTACACCGGGGCGGAATTGGAGTTTCTGTAAAGGCATGGCAGCATTTTCTCACTTAGGCTCGGCACTGTCCAGTGCAGGAATCGTACAGCGCTTGGCGCTGGTCATACCCAATTAGACCACCGTTGATGACCTTGGTCATGCCCTTGATGTCGCCAGCATCGGCGAAACTGTTGAGCTTGTTTGTCTTCCAAAACCAACCTGCCGAACGAGCTGCGAACTCAGGCTCAAGCAATTTCTCAGGGTTGGCCACGAAGTCCACGCCGAGGTAGTCGCCACAGCGCTTGTGATTGTCCTTGCCAGTGAGCTGCTTTAGGCCCATTCCTCGGTGCTTCCAGCCGTCGCCAGACTCAATGGTGCCGTTGCCAATGCGGTTCGAGTACACGGCGTTGGCGATGGCTTCGGGCTTGCGGTGCAGAGCTTTGGCAAACGAGTTGGGGATGTTCTTCCCCTTCTCGTCCTTCTTCGGCTTCTTTGTTGTGGGGTCAATCACAGCAAAACGAGCTGGCCACACGGCGGCCATTGTCACATCCGAGTAGTTGAGGTTTTCCTCCAGCATGGTGTAGCCAGCGGACTCGTGGCTAGTCTGCGCCAAGAACGCGGCGATGCGTTGCTGGGTATTGATCTCAAACTCTTCGCAAGTCTTGATGATGTGGGGCAGCCACTTGTCCGGGTCTTTGACCTTGACGGCCACCAGCATTTCTCTGGTCGGGATCATTTTTTATCCTTGTTACGTGAACCTTGGCTGGAACCCAGCAGGAAGGCAAACATACCAGTAACGACAGTGCCCAGCACGTAGCCGAGGATGGTGTCAGCAAAGCGCACGTTGCTTTCAGGGATTGGTGCCCAGATCAAGCATGGGATGAAGATGACAGAGAAGGTAGACCACAGGCCGATGAAGTAGTACAGGAAGCGGCGCACAAACGGATCGTCTGACTCCATCGCTTTGAGCTGCATATCTGTGGCACGCTGGCGTGATTTCTCGTCCAGCTCGGCCATGAACTCTTCATGCTTGGCGGCTTCTGCGTTCCACTTGGCGTAGTCTTCTTTGGTGGCTTCATGCTCCGGTTTCAGGGTGATGCCCATCTTGTCTTGCACGTAATCCACACCCTTCTCGATCACGGCGTCTGCCACCTTGGGCATGTTGTTGGCTATCAAACCAGAAACAATCGACATAACGGCTGGCAGCATCTCAAACTCCTAAAGCAACAATAAACAAGCCCACACCAGCAGAGCCGACGGCAACAGCGGAGTAGAACAAAGGCATAGACACAGCCAGAATGGCGGCGGTGGACAAAACCAACCCGAGCTGCATCAACATGGCTGAGTAGGTGTAGTAAGGCGCTTTGATGCTCAACAGCTTCTGCTCTGTTTCAAGTGCCAGAGCCTTGTCTTTGATCTTGTCCATGTCATCATTCATGCGCTGCGCTTCTGCGTGGTAGTGCAGCGACAACTTCTTGTCCGCAACGAGATCAGCGGTTGTCTTGTAGATGGCGGCGCGAACGTTCTTCGCTTGGTACCAAGCCCATTGGTTGTTGGCAGCAATGATGTCCTTCATGATGCGGCCAGAGTTACCATCTTTGAAGAAGCTATTAACGGCCACGAGTGCGGCCAAGATGATGAGCAGCACAGCAGCGCGGCGCTTGATGATGATCTCAAGCTCACTCCTCGTCAGCGGCTTTTTTTCTTCGGTCATGTTTCTTTTCCTTTTCTTCAAAACGCACACACAAGGCTTCTGTCTTGCTGAGTTTCTTATCCATGTGCACAAGACCGAGCCACGTTGCAAAATTCAAAAATATAAGCAGCGTGACGATCGCAACCCAGAACCAAAACTCTTTCATAGAACGGAATACAGTCCAGTCATCCACAGGGCCGCGATTGTCACTACCACTGCGTACATTCCCTTGGCTACCAGAATTTCTCTGCGTTGCTCTAGTCGCCATCTTGTATCTCGCTCTTTCTTAGCCTTCAGCTCACGCGCAACTTCCTGTTCTTCAAGAATCTCGTCGTACTTTACAAGAAACTCTTTGTACAACGAACCCAACCCCAAAGACTCAGGTGTGCCGTAAATCATGGCTTGTTTGAGTTGTGCTGATAGTTGGTCCATTTGCCACTGAATCTCAATTCGGTCGATCGCACTATCGGCAACTTTGTCTGTTGTAAGCGCTTGCTCATCTAGCTCCCGGCAGTGTGCTTTGAGGTGCCTCATGGCTTCAAAATAGACCTTTAAATTTTCGCAGATTTCGTGCACTGCACGCGCTTGAAACTCCTCGTAACTTAATTCTGGTTCTGGTTGGCGCTTGGATTTTTTCTCGGGTGATTTGGCTGCCTCGGTTGGGGTAGTAGCTTGTTTTTCAGGTACAGGTTTAGTTTGTTCTGCGCCTCGAAATAATCCAACAATCCAGCTCCAAAGCCCTGTGACTTCTTTGTAGATGGCTTTGGCGTCGGCAACCCCACCTTCGACTTGCTTTTTGAACTTGCCAATTTCAGCCTTCCCCTCTGAAAGCATTTGGCAACCAGCGCGGATAGCACCGACTGCACTTTGCGCCATGAGGAGAAGACTGATTGGGTCCACATCTTAGGCGGTACGGTTCCACATATACACGACCACATACGGCTGCAAGTTTGCGCCTGTGCCAGAACTACCAGTAGAACCTGTTGTACCAGACACGCTGTGAGTGTGGTCTTGTGAGGCGTTACCCGCAGAAGCAGTAACTCCTGTTGTGGCGTTTGCGATGACTTGGTTACCTGCGGAGTCATTTGTGTAATACGCGCCCGTACCACCGTTAACAATACCGCCGATACCCGCAACAGAATACCCAGTACCCGGAGCGATACCGCGTGCAATACTGTCTGCACCAGCGTTTGAGTTGACTTGGTGATAGTGGCCGGGGTCAGTAATAGAAACGGTGTGCGTGTGCGTTTGACTTTGCCCACTGGATGTTGCACTGAATGTGTGAGTGTGCGCAACTGCGATAGCATCGGCGGAGCCGCCAGTAGCACCGGCAGTGTAAGTGCTTCCGTCTGTACCAAGCAGTACTCGACCAGCAGCGTAGGCAACCCACGTACCAAAGCCAAATAGCGTTCCGGGGTTAGTAGAGACTGTGCTGGAATAGATAGAACCGATGGGGTAAAGCAGTTGCAGCGCAGCTTGCACAAACGCTGTAGTAGCTAGCTGTGTTGTGCTGGTTCCATACGTTGCCGTAGGCGCGGTGGGTACGCCTGTTAATGCTGGGCTTGTTGCAAAAACCAATGCGCCAGACCCCGTTTCATCTGTTACTGCTGCTGCAAGATTGGCAGATGATGGTGTTGCCAAAAACGTAGCCACACCAGAACCCAATCCAGACACACCCGTGGAAATCGGTAGGCCTGTAGCATTTGTCAAAGTGGCGGAAGAAGGTGTTCCCAACGCGGGAGTCACCAAGGTTGGGCTTGTTGCAAAAACCAGCGATCCTGAACCAGTTTCATCAGAAACAGCCGCAGCCAAGTTTGCGCTTGAAGGCGTCGCTAAGAATGTCGCCACACCGGAACCCAAGCCAGACACGCCTGTTGAGACAGGTAGGCCAGTGCAGTTTGTCAACGTACCCGATGCAGGCGTACCCAGTGTTGGTGTTGTAAATGAAGGTGACGTCAGATGTGTGTTTTGCTGGGCAAAGTTTGTGCCATCACTCCACACAGTCATGGTCTTACCAGCGGGGATTGCTACGCCTGTACCAGCAGCGGTTGTGTTGCCGATTACAGTTGAGTTGTAGATGGTAGCGGTGTAGCTCGACGCGTTGTAGATCGTGTACTGCTTGGATGCAGGTGGAGCATAAACAGCAAAGTTAGCGCCTGTTGATGTGGTCAAGGCGATCGACGCATGGACTGATTGATTATCAGCTGCCGTAGCTGTTGCACCGTTGAGGTATGTGAGCGCTTGATTCGCTGAGGCTACGGCTACAGACACGTACCCGGCAATGGCCTGTTCTAGAACATAGGCCATGTTGTTGTTTGTTGTCGCGCCCCAGACACCGGCTTGGTCGCCGGTGCCGATGAGTTCGATGCGTAAATCGGGTGAGTATGTGCTGGACATTTAAGTTCCTTACGCCGCCTCAATAGGCGTCCATGTTGTAGTTTGGTTGTTGTCGATTTCTTCCCACTCTGGGATTGTCTGTGGAATGTCAATATCTGTCCACCCAGAAGCTTGGGTGTTGTCAATTTCCTCCCACAGACTTGTATCAGGAACCCATGTGTTTTGGTACGTGCCAGCAAATGCGACATCACCGAAGTACATGTCTCCGTATGTGGCAACACCTGTGATTGTCTGCGTAATACCTACGTCTGTCCACATAGGGACTTGATCGTCGTCGATTGGCTCCCATAGCAAACGGGAAACAAATACGTCAGCAGCGGTAACACTTTCTTGGACTGCCGCCAAAACGGTTTGAGCCGTTGTAGTTTGATCCGTTGCCGTAGCAGCCTCCAAAATGCTCGCAGGGAATGATCCTGCTGCTTGCACTGCGTCTGACGCCGTAGCGCTTTCGCTAATATTGACAGGCAGTGTGGTGTTAGAAGCGACGGTATCCGTACCAGTAGCCTGTTCGTTTACGCTGGCAGGGTAGATAAAGATAGCGCTTGTGCCGTCGATGCCTGTAGCAGTCTCGGACACAGTCGGCGTAAACACCGCTTCCGACGAGGTAGCGTCAGTGCCTGTAACTGTGTCAGCAAAAGAAACGGCGTAGTCTGGAACTGAGGAAACAGCATCCGCGCCTGTAGCCGCATCAGATAAAGAAGCTTCGAACACAACGTTGCTGGACATTGCGTCCGAGCCTGTGGCTGCGTCAGTCGTAGCCGCATTAAACACGGAGTTTGCGGAGATTGTGTCCGAACCCGTAGCGGAATCTGAAAATACAGGGTTAAGCACCGCACCGCTAGAGATAGCGTCTGTACCTGTAGCGGAGTCCAGAAAAGAAGCAGCAAACGTAGCCGTCGCGGAGTTTTCGTCCGTAACAGTTGCAGACTCAAGAATTGTCGCGGAAAAGAAATTCCCTCCCGTCGATGCAAACGGGGCTTGCGCAAAAGCGTAGAACCCGAAGGTCATTGCCTATTACGCCTCTGGCGTAGCTTCTTTATTTACTTGCGGCTCGGCTTGCCCTTTGATGTCGATAATCAAAGGCCATGCACCTGTTTTAGATGGCAGTTCACCCAAAATTTGCAAAATAAAATCGACAGCGTCTTTTGAAAGTTCAAGCTTAATCATGCAGCCGCCTGTTGCAAAGGTGTTAAGTCTTCTGTTGTCCAAAAATCTTTGGCTAACATGATAGTCAAATGCTCTTTGTTACGAGCCACTGTGTCGGCCCATTCAGCATCTTCCATGCCTTCGGGTTTACCTGCGTTGATCAGGTTGACAGAGTCCATGCAAGCGCTATAGTGGCGAGCGATTTCTTCGGCTGTGGTTTGTTCCACTTGGGGTTGAGTTTGTTCGGTCATTTCAGTTTCCTTTAAGTTAAGCGATGCCTGCTGCTGCAAGGCGTTTACGGAGTGATTGGATTTCAGCAACTAAGTCAGCAATAACTTCAGAAGTGCTTGCTTGCATTTGTTGATAAACGGGCTTGCCTTCATCATCAACGGCATCTTTTTTACCAGCAACACTATTTGGGTACACCTCTTGAAATTTGTGTGCTAAGAAGCCGCGAGTGCGAGCCCCATCAGATTTCCATTCATACTCAATCGGCTCAAGTGCGTCAATTCGTGCGCCTGAGTCAGTCACCGTGCCAAGAACATTTTTCAAACGGTAATCAGACGTGATGTTGTACAAAACGCCTGTGGTTCCATTTTGAGAAACGCCCCCAATTTGAGTACCGTTATACCCAAAAGCCACAAAATCATTGCCAGAGGCTGAAGATGAGTTGTGATTTACACCAATGTAAGTAGCCGCCGCCGATGCGTTTCTAACAAATACGCCTGTACCAGAACTAAATCCAGCCGTTGTTGTTCCAACCAGCAAGTTACCACTGCTATCAAAAATACCCCGTGGATTCCCATCCCCATCAGACAGCACGATGTAGTTGCTTGCTGTGCGAATGTCTAAGCCGCCTTGGTTGCCTGTGTAGCAGCCAAGAATGGTGTTCTTAGAGCCAGTTGTGACATAGTAGCCAGCAGCTTGCCCAATATAAGTGTTGTTTGACGAAGTGAGAGAGTATCCAGCCGAAGCCCCCAAAATAGTATTGGAGATATATCCTGTTGCCGAATAACCAGCTTGATACCCAAACATAGCATTGCTATATCCAGTCGTGTTGCTGTATCCAGCTTGATACCCAACAGCAGTGTTGTTGTTTGCTGTGGTGTTAGCTTGAAGTGCGCCAGCCCCAAGGCCCACGTTGTATGAGCCAGTGGTATTGGCAATCAATGAAACAGCGCCTAACGCAGTGTTCAAGTTACCAGTTGTGTTTGCAGCCAATGGGCCGTATGCGCTACCTGAAGCATCACCGCCAACAGCGGTATTGCGAATGCCAGATGTGTTTGCACGCAGAGTCCCATAACCAATCGCAATGTTGGATTCGCCTGTGTTAGCTCCATAAAGAGCCTGATAACCAACAGCAACGCAGTTAATCCCCGTTGTGTTTCCGTAACCCGCCTGATACCCCACAGCAGTGTTGTTAGAAGCTGTGGTGTTTGATTGAAGTGCGCCACCACCGACAGCCACGTTGTAGTTACCTGTTGTGTTGTAGTACAGAGATGAATGACCAAGTGCGGAGTTTTCTGCGCCTGTGGTGTTTGAATACAGAGACTGATAGCCAACAGCAGCATTGCGGTTTGCTGTGGTGTTGGAGTAAAGTGATTCAGTGCCAATCGCCGAGTTGTACGAACCAGTTGTATTTAGACGCAAAGAATTTACACCTAACGCAGAATTTGCTGTACCAGTGCTGTTTGTGTATAAAGCAACAGTGCCAACTGCCGTATTATTGTTTGCTGTTGTATTTGAATATAACGCACGATCACCAACAGCAGTATTGTTCCCGCCTGTTGTATTGCTGTAACCAGCGATATATCCAACTACAGTGATTTGACCAGTAGTGTTTGAGTATCCTGATTGATAACCAACAGCGGTATTGTTAGAGGCTGTGGTGTTGGAGCCAAGAGCACCGCCACCAAGTGCGGTGTTGTACGAGCCAGTACTGTTTGACTCTAATGTTGCACGTGTAGAAGCATCAAGGCTACCAACAGCTACGTTGTATGAGCCAGTAGTATTTGAATATAACGTGCTTGTCCCAACCGCAGTAATAATTCCTGTTGAGTTTGTTCTACCAGCAAGACGGCCAATAAAAGTGCTGTACGAGCCAGTGTTCAGGTATCCTGCTTGATAACCAATAGCGGTGTTATCTGTTCCAGTGCTGTTGCTGTACCCCGCCTGATAACCCACAGCAGTGTTGTTTGAGGCTGTGGTGTTGGATGCAAGAGAATTCCAACCAACAGCCGTGTTATTAGCACCAGAAGTGTTGCTGATAAGAGTTTGCGACCCAAGTGCTACGTTATATCCGCCAGTCGTGTTTCCATAAAGCGAATAAGCACCAATACCCGTATTCTCTGCACCAGAAGTCAACGCAGTTAGAGCAACATAGCCAAGGCCCGTATTTCGGATGCCAGAAGCGGTTGCCGCCAAAGCACTAGCGCCAACAGCAGTGTTGGTTGCTACAGCGCCAGCACCTTTACCGACTGTCAGACCTTCGATTGTTGCGCCGTTTGTAGACACCAACGATGGCACAGTAACAGTTGTGTTGGCTGCGTTTACATACACAGCTCGTTCAGCTGGCTGTGTAACAAACACATCTTTTGTCCCAACTCCGAAATTCACCAAAGAACCTGAGTTGCTGGACGCATAAACCGTGTCACGTGACAAAGTGTTGCCAGATGTGGTGTACGTACCAACACCAACTTCCCACTCACCAGAAGCTACGTTAGCAATCGTGTAGTAGGTCGTGTTGCTGTTGCCAATAGCCGCAGAAAAAGTTTGGAAGCCTGCATACGCACCCGCCAACGTAATCGTTGAAGTGCCCGTGCTTGTTGTTGTTTCGCGTACGCGATCCGCTAGGACGAGTGCCATAATTTAAGCCCCGATCAATTCGTCTTCTTCAAACCAACGTTGTTGTGATTTGCCTTGCACGTCTACCCACTCAATCAAATAGTGGATAGTGCCGTCTTCATCCATGCGCAGGGCTTGGACAGGGCCTTCTGGTACAACGGTACGCACTTTAACCGTATCGCCTTTTTTAAACTGTGTAGCCATGATGGTTCCTGTTAAGCAGCCAAGCTGAATGTGTAAGTTACAGACAGTGTATCGCCTGAAACCACAGATCGGTCGCCGGGTGAAGCAAAATCGGCAGCGGAAAACAAGATGCCTGTCGTACCGCCTTTTGTGTTGTTGCTAGTCAAAAATGCACCACCAACTGTAGTCGTGGCATTGATGCTGAATGTCGCGGCGGATGCAGAGTTTGTTTGCACAGATGGGTTGGCTGTTGTGGCCGTACCGAAAGTAGCAGCAGGGCGTGTGGATTGGCTGTAGCTCGTAACTTCAGTCCAACCAGCATGTGACGCCATAGTGTCGCCAGCAGCGGGAGTGTTAGAGGCTCCAGACCCGTACAGACCGATGTACCAAGCAGCAGTGTAACTTGAGCCCTTGAAGTACTGGGCGTTCATGTCTTGCAACCCTTGGTTCACAACTAGGTTGTGCTTTTGAGCTTCCCACTTGAGGTTGCCGTCTTTGTCATGACATTGAACGGTAAACACTCCACCAGCATTTGCTGCTTCGGCAGTGATGCCACCCTTAAACACCGTACCAACGGCGAGGTCTGTGGCTTTAGATTTTTCCAACATGCTTGGCTCCTATTAAGAAATGCGGATGATTGCCGCTGTGCTGGTGACAGCAGGAAACTGCACCGTGAAAGTTGTTGTTGAGGTCTTGTCCGCACCAAAGTCAAGTACGCAAACTGTCGGATTACCGGAGCCAGACTTGTAGATCAACGCGCCGCGAGCGGTAAGCGCCGAAGTCCATGTGACGTTTTGGAAAGACAAGTACGCCGTGGCGTTGCCTGTCTGGGTACCGATTGTTGGTACTTGCGTGACTGTCAGTGTTTCACCGCCAGCTGTATAGCCTGTAGCAACCGTTTCGCCGTCCGTTGTGTACGCTGTTGTGTCGGGGCCAATAGACGCTGCGCCCGTGTAGAGCGCGATCTTGAACGTGTCAGTACCAAAGTCGAAAGTGCCGTCAAGCATCCCGACTTTGAATGTGTTGGTAGCGCCTTGTGCGATAGTCATTACGCTACCCCGTTATTTTGTGGCATAGGTGGCATACGGAACTGACCGCTACGGTAAGCGTCGCTGCGCTCCATACCGTCGCCCAGACGTTTAGCCATAGCCAATGCTTCGTTGTACTTAGTGTTGTACAAGGTAATCAAGTCGGTTTCACCCTTCATGAAGGTGTATGCCTCAACCAAAGACCCGTACAACAGCACGCTATCGAAGTTGTCGCCCAACCACGTACGACCATCCGCCGCATCAACAATCGACTCAGGATAGAAAAAGTAGTGCAGCTCCACGTTGTAGGCTGCATCTGGTGTTGGACCCAAAATAAACGACAGCTCATCACTGGAAGAAAATGATGGGCCAAACAAAGCGTAGTACTTCGGGGTCGCGGTGTCAGTAGGTTGCGGATATGCTTGGCGAATAAAGTTGACGTCCTTGTTCAACAAGTACTCGTACGCCCCAGTAGCGTCAATAACCGCCATTGAATAGACGGCCAAAAAATCATTGGGGCAAGCTAGGTACTTATTGTTAGCAGACGTAAATCCAGTGACGTTCTTACGCAACGACGGGAACTGCACCGAGTTATAGATGCGCTGTTCCGCCTGCTTGATGATGGTGTCAATCTGTGTCTGGGTAGAAACAGGCGTACCGTCGGCCAAGTAGGTATCCGGAAATTGGTTTTCCGTATAAGACTGAATCGCTGCGTAGAGTTCGTCGTAGGTCATGTTAGGCCATTGGTCCGCGTGCCATCACGCCTTTTGTAGCTGCGCCAGTACCACGGATTTTGATGCCCGAGGTTTTGGTTCCTTTGAACTCTTGGCTGCGTGTGTTGGCAATAGTCTGCGGTGTGTCTTTCAAGTACTTCTTAGCACTCTCTTGACCAACCGTGACAGATGCCACTTTTTTGGGTTGCTTGTAAGTAGCCATGATTAGCCTCGTGCTTTTTGGTTGGCGATCTTGGCCAAGTTACGGCCCATCTTCAACATGTCGCTGTTGGTTTTACCGCCAGCGCGAAGTTTAGTTGGCTTCTTGCCGGGGTGCATGTTTTTCTCATGCTTGCCGACAGCAGCCTTAATCATCTTCTTGTCTTGGGCTAAATCTTTCTTGTCCATGAGGGACTCCTTACGTTGTGACTATCGTTACTGTACCAATTTCCACGGTCAAAGCCAAGTAGTTTGGCGTTAATCCGTCGTCATTCAAACTAGCGCCGCCAACAGGGTTCCACCCCCACTGAATGTCTCGGCTGCCCTCGCCTTGAAAGCCTTGGGCCAAAATGTCCGTGCTGTTGCTGTTGATGATCTGCAAGCCGGTTGTGCCTGACGAATAATAGCTTCTATCAGGACGTGGGTTACGCACACCTTGAGGGTCGTCCACAGGGTACATGCCCAACTGCAACTGCGGCTGATCTGGGTCCCAGCAAGGACCGCACACCAACAACTCATAGTTCTTGGTCTTGACGACCTCTCTACGCAGGTCTTTAAGCTTGAAGCGAAACCCACAGCGATCGCACTCGGCGATGCTGTATTTTCCGGAAGCAAAACGATTTCCCATTTAGTAGATGAACATCTGACGCGGTACAAAGCGCACCGCAGCTTTCTCTTGGTCTTCGTCGGCAGCCATCGCCCAAGCCTCGTCGTATTGCTGCTTCAACAGCTGCAAACGCTCCAGACCACCGGGCACTTTGAGAGCCAAGTAGTATGCCAGACCTGCGGTCATGCAAGGCACGAAACGGAAGGGGACGTCCATGACGTTCACACCACCGCCAGCATCTTGCACACGGCGCATGCGCCAGTACACGAACTGGTAGCTCTGAGCACCATCGGGTGTCGGCCACACAGTCACTGCTGGGAGCTTGGCCCAGTAGACGATTGCGCCGCTAGTATGGGCTGCGGCAGCGGTGTTGTTTTGTCCACGGAAGCAGTTGTACAGAGTGTTGCCCGTGATGTAGCCGTACTGGATGTACTCGGAGTCAATCTTGATGAAACCGGTTGACGGAAGTCCAGAGGCGTCGGTAACAGTAATCTCGGTATCTGTCGAGGTGATTGTCGATGCAAGTGTGCCCCCATTGGCTGATTGTTGACCGTCCATGCGCTGAACCCAGACCTGAATCGGACGGGCTTGTTGCAGTTTGTTGGGGAGCGTAGCGTAGGTTGACACGCTGATACGCGTGATGGTCAAGTCCGCTTGGTTGGCTTGCTGATTGGCCTGCGTGCGAATCACGTGCTCCAGCAGGTCAACGGTGTCGTTGGGCAGAGCGTATGTGTTCTGGCCTTGCACGAGATCAATCGTGCCTTGCTCAAACGTCCACATGTTCACGCCACGGTTCGCCCAATCGGCGAACAAAAGGTTCAGACTGCG